CGCCATCATCGTGCTCCTGCTCGCCATCCTCGGGGCGCTCAGCGTTCTCCCAGCAAGCCCGGTCGTGGTCTTCGGCCTGGTCGGGGCGCTGGCCGTGGCGCGACTGACCTGACGTGGCTGGGCGTCCGTCGAAGTACTCGCCTGAGCGGGCGGAGATAGTTCTCGAGGCGCTGCGTAACGGCAATGCCAAGAAAACCGCCGCCGCACTCGCCGGCGTGGACAATGCAACGATTGCCCGCTGGGCGATCCGTTCCGCTGATTTCGCGCTGGCCATACAAAAGGCCGAGGCTGACGCCGAGGCGTCGCACGTGGCCAACATCCAGGCCGAGGCCACTGCCGGAACATGGACCGCCTCCGCCTGGTGGCTTGAGCGGCGCCGGCACCAGGACTGGGGACGGGTGGACCGGGTGGAGATCATGGTCCGCCAGCAGGCCCAAAAACTAGCCGAGGAGCTGGGCGTTGACGTGGCCGACGTGCTCCGCGAGGCCGAGAGGATCGTGGCCGGTGGCGCGTAACTCGTCTGCCGTCCTCGAAGCGCTACCGCTGGCCGCCGCGTCGATCCGTCTGCGCCAGGCGAAGGCCGTTGCAGTGCCACCGTCGGTTCTGGACTGGGCACGGCGTTCTGCCACCATCGTGAGTCCTGTCGAAGGGCGCCAATCCTTCGATCCCTATTCCTACCAGACGGCGCTCCTTGAGGATGTGAGTCCGCGCCGTATCGTGCTCAAGGCGCGACAGACGGGTATGTCCAACTCCATCGCTATCGAGGCGCTCCACACCGCCATCACGCGCCCCGACTCAACCATCATCTTCGTGAGCCGCAACCAGCAAGCAGCCGGCGTACTCATCAATTACTGTCAGCACACGATCAACGGTCTGCGAAACCGGCCGCGGCTTGTGGCCGAGAATCAGGCCAAGCTCGCCTTTGCTAACGGATCGAGCATTACCAGCTTGCCAGCCACCCCGAGCACCGGCCGCGGCTTCGCTGCTACAGCGGTCTATCTGGATGAGTTCGCTTTCTGTGAGTACGATAGCCTGATATACGAGTCGATCATTGGCACCATTTCTACCGGCGGCCGCCTGACCATCCTGTCAACGCCGAACGGCCGGGCCAACATGTTCTTCCGTCTCTGGCAGGGGCTTGAGGGGGGCGAGTGGAACCGTCATCGCGTCCACTGGTCGGATTGCCCGCGCTACGACGCCGCCTGGGCCGAGCGGACCCGGCAGGGCATGACGCGGCAGAGCTTCGCCCAGGAGTACGACCTGGACTTTGTCGCCTCCGGTGATAACGCTTTCGAGCCTGACGACCTACTTCGGTGCCGCGAGGGCTACCAGCCCGGCCGCGAGGGCGTCGAGCGGTTCGTGACGGCCTGGGACATTGGGCGCCGTCAGGACCACACGGTGGGCATCACGCTCGGTCTGCGCGGGGACGTGTGGCACGTGGTCGAGATCGAGCGCTTCCTGGAGCCGTACCCGTCGATTCAGGCGCGTATCGAGCGCCGTGCCGCGGCCTATCCCGGCCCGCACGTTGTCGAGTCGAACGGCGTTGGCGACCCGGTGATCGAGAACCTGGCAGTTAAGGTGCAGCCGTTCACCACGACCGCGAAGACGAAGCAGCAGGCCATCGAGGCGCTGCAACTGCTCATCCAGCACGGCCAGCTCAAGTACGACCCGCGGCGCAACGCGGCGCACGCGCAGCTCGACCGCGAACTCGGCCTGTACCAATTTGCTGATGAGAAACTCATCCAGGACTGCGTGATGGCGGCCGCGATTGCCGCGATCAGGACGAAGAAGCCCGTCGGCTCCCTGGAGGCGTACTGATGGGCCTGCTCAGCCTGTTCGACCGCATCCTCGGCGGCGGCTACAGCACGCTCCCGCCAGTCAGTGAGAGCAAGTTCCTCGGCCTCATTGACGACCAGCGCGCCATCATCACGACACCGAGCCTCGTTCACGGCCCGGGCGCGTCCGGCCCCGACGTGCCCGGCGATGGCAACAGCGCCGTCTTCGCCTGCCTGATGGCGCTGTCGATGGGCACCGTCGAGCCGTCGCTACGGGTGCACCGGCACCTCGGCGTTGACCGCCAGGAGTGGCTGCCGGACCATCCGCTCCAGCAGCTCCTTGACCGGCCCAACCCGTTCATGGACGGCCGCGAGCTGCGCTTCTGGATGCAGTGGGCGCGCCACAGCCACGGCAACGCCTATCTGCACAAGGTGCGGAGCGGCAACGACCTGACCGGCAACGTCGTCGAGCTGTGGCCAATCTCGCCGGCACTGTGCGGCCCGATCCGCTACGACCGCTCGACGAACTACATCGACGCCTACCGTTACGAATACGCGCCGGGCAAGCACGAGGATATCCCGGTCGGCAACATCGTCCATTTGCGCAACGGCGTGGACTCGGCTGACAACCGGCTTGGCATGTCGGCCCTGCGGCGCCTGACGCAGCTCGTGGCCTCTGACGAGGAGGCGGCGAAGTTCGCGGCGGCGCTGCTCAAAAACTACGCGGTGCCGGGGCTGGTCGTGATGCCGGCCAAAGACACGGAAATCTCGCGCGACCAGGCCGAAGACTTGAAGGCCCGCATCACGGCCTCGTTGAGCGGCGACAACCGCGGCCACGTCTCGGTGTTGAGCAACGGCGCGGACGTCAAGCAGTTCGGGTTTTCGCCGAACGATCTCGATCTGAAGGCTTTGCACCAGATACCCGAGGCCCGTATTTGCGCGGTCATGAGGGTCCCGCCCGCCGTGGCCGGTCTGAGCGTCGGCCTTGAGCAGACATCCAATTACGCCTCGTTCCGCGAGGTGCGGGAGATGTTCGCAGAGTCGACGTTGGCGCCCGAGTGGGCGATGGACGAGAGCAAGCTGAATCAGCAGCTCGTGCCGGACTTCGACCGCTCCGGCCGTATCGAGCTGCATTACGACTTGAGCGAGGTGCGGGCGCTCCAGGAGGATGTGAACGCGAAGGTCGCGCGGTTGCAGGTTGGGGTGGCCGGCGGTTGGATCATGCCGAACGAGGCGAGGCAGGAGATCGGCATGGAGCCGCTGCCGGAGTTGGACCAGCTGCCGGCCGCGGCGGACCAGCCGCCAGCGCTCCGGATCGTCAAGGCGCTCGAGGGCAAGGCGTTCAGCCCTGCCGCGCTGCCGGTGCTGTTCGAGGCGCTGGCTGACCTGGCCGAACCGCAGTTCCAACACGATCTTGAGGATCTGCTGGATCGTCAGCGGCGCGCGGTCCGGGCGAAGCTGGCGGGCGGCTGAGATGGCTACGGTTGAGGATGTCTACGATGCCGAGCACTGGCAGGAGGAGCTGGCGCGGATCATCTCGCGCCGCTACCTGAGTGTGTTGAGCGCCATGCACGCGCTGATCGGCGACGCCCTCGGACTGGACGACCAGGGCGGCTTCCGCCTGGACGACGCGGCGACGCGAAGGCAGTTGGAGCGGGCGCTGTTGTCGACGTTGGAGATCGACGAGACGACCCGCGAGGCGATCCGCAAGACGCTGGCGATTGGCCAGGCGCGGGGCTATTCCGACTGGCAGATTGCGAATGGCGTGCCGGATGATGGCTACCCCGGCATCGATGGCCTGTACCGGAAGACCTGGGCCCAGCGGCCGTACACGATCGCGCGCACGGAGCTGAGCCGGGCGCAGGTCGCCGCGGCACAGGATCGGTATGAGCAGAGCGGGATCGTCAAGCGGGTCGAGATCGCCGACGGCGACAAGCACGAGCCGTGCGCGGCCCGGAACGGGAAGGTCGTGCCGCTGTCGAGCCGGCCGCAACTGCTCCATCCGATGTGTAGGCTCCAACTCATTCCCATTGTTGAGGCGTCCTCATGATCGACCGATTCCGGCCTGAGTCCGTCCGCCCGAAGGGCAAGGTCGTGTCGCTCCGCTGCCAGGTCACCGGCGTCGAAGGCACCTTCCGCGCGCCGCACCTGCTCAAGCAGCACCTTTCGACAGAGGAGCGCATGGGCGACCTGGAGCCGACCGAGTTTAGCCTGATCCTGCGCGGCGCGCTTGGGCCGGCCGACCAGGACGCGATACGGGCGCTCGCGGCGCTCTCGCGCAACGGTGGCAGCGTGACGGTGACGGTGCGGGTGGAGGTGGAGCCATGATCTGCCGGTGCGGCCTGGCGCTCGTGCGCCTCAATGAGGCGAGCGATACCCCGAAGTGCCCCGGTTGTGGGTTTCCTTCGGAGCAATGCCTATGTCCAATGGTGGCAGCGTGAACGCCGAACAGCTCGCCAACGATGCCATGCAGGACCAGGCCTTCGCTGCCTGGCGGTCGATGGCGCGGACCGTCGGGCTCTACTACCGCGAGTTACACGAGAGCGGCCTCAGCCAGGAGCAGGCGTTCGATATTGCTGAGGATGCTGCCCGTATGCTGCTCATGCATACGCTCTGGCCGGATCGGGGGCCGGGTTGATGTTGACGGGGCCAAGAGTCATCAGCCTGGTGAGCTGTGACCTGTGCTCGAAGGTGCCCGTGCCGGCGCACGCCGAGCACATTGGGAATGGGTGCGACATCTGGCGCTCGTTCCAGCCGATGGCCGAACTGCGGCGCCAGGGCTACGCGCCGTTTCCGAACGGGGAGCCTGGTGCGCAATGGGCCTGGAAGGACGAGGACGCGGCGCCGATGGTGGCCGACCTGTTCGACGCGGTGATTCTGCCGCGGCTGTCCTGGCACGACCGGCGCGTCGGCGAGCGCTTCATTGGCGCGCTGCACCGGGCTGGGAAGGCGGCGATCTTCGAGGTTGACGACGACCTTTTCTCTCCTGCCATCAACCAACGCTTACAGCAGACAACCTCGGGCGGCCAGAGCCTGGCCGAACTGGAGCGCAAGCGGCTCGACCGGCTGGCGGCGCTGCGGCTGTGCGACGGGGTGACGGTCGCCAGTCGCCGGCTGGCGACCGTTCTGCGCGGCCTGACGGACCGGCCGGTCGTGACGGTGCCGAACATGCTCGACGTGCGCTGGTTCCGGGCCGTCGTCAAGCGCGCGCCGCGACTCGTGCGCGGCCTGACGGTTGGCTGGGCTGGCGGCGCGCGACCAGACGACGACCTCGAGCCGATGGCCCGTGCCTGGGGCCAGCTCGCGCAGCGCTACCCGGATGTGACGTTCGTCGTGGCCGGCTACCAGCCGGACGTTATCGGCCAGTACGTGCCGGCCCACCGCGTCCGCCGGCTGCCGTGGGTGGAGCCGGCCCTGTACCCGATGAGCTTCGCGCAATTCGACATTGCCTGCTGTGCGGTGTCGGACACGCCGTTCAGCCGCTCGAAAACGCCGATCAAGGTGTGGGAATCGACGCTCGGCGGCGCGGCCGTGGTCGCCACGCCGGCGCTCTACGGCCAGACGATTGAGGACGGCGAAGATGGCCTGCTGGCCGAGACGGCGCGCGAGTGGGAGTCCGCGCTGGCCACGTTGATCGAGTCGAAAGCGACCCGGCGCGAGCTGCGGGCCGGGCAGACTTGCCGCATCCGTCGCGACCATAGTCTTGACCGCAACGCCTGGCGCTGGCCGGCGGCGTGGTCGCACATCGTGGCGGACTTCCGCCAGCGGCAGACGGCGCCGCCGGCGCGCGAGCTTGTACTGGCAGGGAGATAGCACATGCGACTGATTGTTGAAAACGAGCTTGGGCACCGATTGGCTATTGACGAGGAAGATTTTGATGTGGTCGAAAAAAACCCGCACAACCACGACCATATCGACTTCACCGATGTTGGCGGGGCTTCACGCCATGCCGGCCTGAAGGGCGCCGAACGAAAGAGCCTGAAGGACGCCGGCTGGAAGGCCGTCGCCACGATTGAGGCGGACGGCACCGAGACGCCGCTGAAGGGAGGCCGCTGATGCCCTACAACGTCACCATCAGGAACCGCTGGCTCGACTACGTGCTGCGTGGCACCACCCCCGCCGCGCTGACCATGACCACGAACCAGTGCAAGGTCAAATTGCATACCGCCGACCCTGGCGCGGCCGGCACCACGGCGGAGGTCGTAGGCGGCTCGTACGTGGCGCAGAACGCGACGTTCAGCGCCGCGGCGGCCGGCTCAAGCGCCCTGAGCGCCGACGTGCCGTTTACGGGCATGCCCGCTACGACGGTCACCCACATCAGCATTTGGGATACCGCTGGCACGCCGTTGTTCCTCGGTGGATTCGCCCTGACGACGAGCAAGACGGTCGGCGCGGGGGACACGTTCACGCTTACGGCGAGCGGCACGTCGGGCTCAGTGACCTAAGGAGGCTAGCGCATGCCAACCTTCGGCACCCTTGAGTACCCGGCGGCGCTCGATACGGTTGACTCGCTCGGGCAGGCGAGCAACCGCGGC